TTCGGGAACAGACCAATCTCTTTGTATGTGTGGTTAATCGCGATCAGCGGGATATCTGACATCGTCAGGTAAGGTGTCGTCATCCGGAATAAACCTTTGAGCGCTTTGGCACGAGACATATCAGCAACTGCTTTCTCGTTGATGGCGTCGTCTAGTTCTTTCTTCGAAGCGACGTTACCGATAGAGTCAATGACGATAATTACCTTGTCACTCTTTTCGATGTTTTCTAATTGGTTGATCAGATCAAACTTTAGTTCTTCGACGTTCGTTACCGGAGTGTGTAGAACTCGGTCGGTGTCGATACCAAAGTTGGTAAAGTAAGATTGCGGTGAACCGAACTCAGTATCATAAAACAACATTACGCTTTCGGGATGCGCGTCAAGATATGCGCTCGCCATCTTTAATGCGAATGAAGTTTTAAAGTGTTTAGATGGACCGGCAAGGACGGTCATACCTGAGACCAATCCACCATCAATACGACCAGACAATGCCACATTGAGCATTGGAACATCAATTGTCGTAACTTCTCTATCTTTGAAAAACTCTGACTGACTGAGCACTGAAGTGCCGGACACCTTTGAGTTCTTCTTAAGTTTTGCCATTATTGACATTTATTTCTCCTATCCATTTCTGTAAATATATTCAATTGCACCATCTGCTTCTTTCTCTAATGGACGATTATTATACCAATTTCCATTATCAGAGTCAAATTGACTACAGAGATGTGCTATTTCTCTTGCGGTTATTGGGTATCCTTTACTGATAGCATTTCCCGCGATCGCTATCATTATTTGATACATCTTATGATACCAACCCGTTCCACCCGAAGAAAGTGTTCTGTATTCAACCGACAGTTTTCTCGGAAAGAATGGGCAATCGTGATAACTCGTCCATGAGAAGTTTGTGTTCTCCATCTGAGATTTACGATGCTGTATGACAGCGCGCTGCATCTCCTCTGGCAAACGATCTAGGAATGAATTACCCTCGCGTTCCTTGTATGGATGTTTCGTGATAAGGTAATCGACATCTACTGGTTCGCCGTGATTTACAAAGAAGAAGTTATATGCACCGACATATTTTGCAGGAACATAATACATACGACTCAAATCTTTAGTTTGCTTGTCGCCAATATCTCCGAGTTCAGTATTCAGGGCATGCCAGAATGCCTTGATGTCTCCGCGTTGTACTTCGTTTTCGAGATTAAAAACAATACGAAACTTCGGGTTATCGGATTTAGAGGATGCTGTACTATAGCAAACGAAATCATAAGAACCGAAACGTTCGGTCAAATAATCTGAGACCGTGACACCTTCTTTTAACTCGAGATCGTCGACATCTACTGCTGCCCAGTGACCCCAGCATTCAACGTGTTTGTTACTTCGCGTTGTGTCCTTGGTATAAACTGCTGGACTAATTAGCGAAGCAGTCTGCTTCGTTTCTTCTCTTTCAGAAAGACAAGACAATAACTCAACGAACTGCTCCCAAGAATCGAAGAGCATTCGTTTGTGCGTTTTATTGTCATACCGATTCTTAAATATCGTTAATGAATACATTAGGCAAAAAGTTCTTCAATTGAATTGACATTCATCATCTCGAAGATACCCTCTAGATCCTTTTCGTCGAGATATCCTTTAGAAATAGGTTCTTCGGGTCTTGTCTTGACATAGTTCGACCAGCAAGAAGAACATCTTGCTTTGCGATCTTCTATGGGGTCTTTCTGTTCTGCCCAAGTTAAGAGCGACAAACTTACCTTCTTTCCGCAACCGTAACATGCATTTTTATATGGAAGCGTTTTTGATATCATATGAAAAAATCCTCAAGTGTTGCACGTGGTTCTGCCGCCCACCCAACAGCATCAAGTATAGGTTCGAGCGGACCTAAAAAAGTCTTATTAAACATTGTATCATAATCCACATAAGAAGTCAAGCCAAATTCTGGCGGAAGTCTCTGAGGAAATGCGATAACATTTTGTTTGATTGGATTTGCTTTACGAAGATATAAGAATTTTATCTTCTCGCCGTTCTTGATTGTTTCGTATCTCTGTTCTAAGTCTAGATCTTGAAGACGTTTGTTGTATAGTATAGAGGCACGAACATGCATCGGTGTTCCCTTGGCGAAGATTGTCTCTCTGTGCTCATACTTAGTCACCTGAGAAACGCCGCGTGGGAATGCAATCGCTTCGGGTGGCATTTGCTTGAAGTCGGATTTGAAGTCACGAATAAACTGCTGGACGTCCGACTCTTGCCCTTCTACAATAACTCGAAAGTCCTTGAACTTATCACGGACAACCTGAGGGGTAGATGACTTGATCGCTTCAATCCCCATCATCTTGAGTTTGGGTTCAGCGTATTGAACACCCTCGTTATTATGGACGTTTAGAATATATCTTTTCTTAGCAGTCCAGATGCCCCGAGAAGCAATTGCCTCGCGTGCCATCAACATACGGTTTTCGTACGAGTTAGTCTCATCAGCAAGATACTGGTATCCATCAGCAATCTTCTTCTCGAAATATTCTTCGCAGATCTTGTCGAGGAATTTAACTGGATCCTTTGGTTTAAACTTTTCGACCAAAGGTGCCATATTGATATACACTGAGTCAGTATCAATCGCGATGACATAGTCCTTATCAGTCTTGAGGAGATTATTCATCTCATCGTTAACAACTAACTCGGCAGTTTTAATCGCCCGTTGACCGGACAACGTGACTCCCTCAGCGATACGCTGATCAAAATACCGAAAGTATTTGTTAGCGAGTGCGCCATAAAGTGAGTTCATCAGGATCTTAATACCCATCTGCTGATTGTCTAGCGAGGATATCTCATTCTCTAGTCTCTTGGTTGGCGCTTTCTCATATTCCTGTTTCTTCACCAACATAGTTTTTTTGATTGTAACACGATCGTCATAGAACTTTCGAATTACTTTTGGAATAATACCCTCTTTGTCTTTACGATAGAAAACACCGTTGGCAGTCTTGGTTCCCTCGTCGGCAATCGTCTCGGGCGACATATTGTATTGAACGATGATATTCGGATATAGCGAGTTAAGGTCAAATGAAACAACCCAGTCGTGTGCGCCGACCATCGGTTCTTTAACATATCCGCCAATGATCTTCGGGAGGTCGTGCTGAATGGGTGGTTCAGCAGGAATAATAATATTTTCTTTTTGCAACTCATTATAGATTACGGTGTCCCATATCTGAGTCGTGCCGAGGGTGGCGCCATAGTTCGTTTTTGCCTGATATGCCATCGTGAACAGCAATGAGAACAAACCGAGTTTTTCGTCTAGCGCCTCGACGAGATAGACATCTTGAATATTATAGTCGATAAACTTTTGATGATCTTCTCTGTATAGGGTGTGGAGGTTGCCGTGTTCCTCGTACGAGAGTTTTTCTTCACCCAGTACCACGTGGGCGATATGATCGAGTTTGTACGACTCTTGGCGTCCTAGGGTGTTGAGGGTGAACTTCTGCAGAACTTCTAAGTAATCTAGTTGCGCCACACCATCGAAGTCATATGCGATTTCAGTACCGTATTCGGTTCGCTTCGTCCTCTCGCGTATCATACCCCATGGGGAGAACTTCTTGGTCATGTTGTCGCTTACTACTTGTCGAATTCTATTCACAAGGTAAGGGACGTCGAACAAGCGAGAGTTCCAACCGGTCAAGATATCAGGGCAGTTAGCGCTCCACCAATCAAGGAATTTAATTAGTAGGTCTTGCTCGTCGTCTGCATGGTAATAAACAACCTCGCGCTCGGTCAATGTCGTGTCATACTCACCAAGACCCCAGACATAATAGACGTTCGTTTGGTTATTAGTGATTGCGATTGCTGTTACTGGATGCGCCGCCTCATCTGGTTTGGGAAACCCCGCATCAGACTGCACCTCAATATCGATCGTTGCAATATTGATTTGATCTTTATCAAATCGGACTTCATAAGGAAATCTATCCGAGATAAACTGAGTGACAAAATTAGTTTGCCCGTATGTCTCTCGGTTCGTAATGTCTTGGTTGTCTTGAATAGATTTCCGTGCTTTACTCATAGAACCGTGCAACGTGGGACTGACCGGAACTCCGTGAAGGGTTCGGTACTCGCCGTTGCGGTTGTATTCATAAAGGGTGGGTTTATAGTGGATTTTTTCTTCGACTCGTTTACCGTTTTCGTATCCACGATAAAGGATGTCGTTGCCGTATTTCGTTACATTCGTATAAAATTTCATTCAACCATCATACATAATTTTGCGTTAAAAGTAAGCATAAAAAAAGAGGGCTTATTCGCCCTCTTTCTCCTCTCTGTCATCTTCTTCTACTTGCTTTGATTCGACATAATACCAAGATCCTGTAAAGGGATTTTGTTTATGTTCTAAGGAAATATTTGCCAACACGACTTCAACTTGTCTTGCGCTAACAATTAATTCCTCTATCTCACCAGCAGTTGCGAATGAAGAAAGAAAACATAAACACATAAGGGTTAGTTTTCTCATCGGTTCCTCCGAATTATCCAATGGTAATGGTACGGGGACGCTTCTCCTCAGGCAGTTGTACTCTCAGGTCAATGACTAGTAAACCATCTTTGAAGTCTGCTCCATCTACAACAACATGTTCTGATAGTCTAAATGTTCTTCTGAACTTTTTCTGTGAGATTCCTTTATGCAGATATTCGCGATCCTGACTTTCAGACTTGGTGTCCGATGCTACTAGAAGGATTCCATCTCTTACTTCGACGATTAAATCTTCTTTCGCATATCCTGCGAGCGCGAGTTCTACTGAAAAATTCTCTTCATCATGTTTCACAACGTTGTGTGGTGGGTAGACCTTATTGTCTGTCATTTCTGACAGTCTTTCGATCTCCGACCAAACGTGGTCAAACCCGATGAAATGTGAACGTGGGAACGTAAATGCTTTAGTTACCATAACGGTTTCTCCTTTATTAAAGCGAGGTGTTGTTAGTGTGACCCGAACAATTCGGCATCACGATTTTATTTATACTAAATTATACTAAATTTTAGAAGGTAAGTCAATATCTTGAGAATTTATTTGAGTTATGAAACGCCGAATAAATTATCTTCCTTTGCTCATCTGTGACCTCAATATCGACTCTAGAATTTCCTTTCGCTTTGGAAGTAATTACGCAAGGGATATCTAATTGAAGCATTAGGTCGTTGAATTCTTCTTCGAGGTTTTCGTATCGAATTATTTTATCAACCAACAGTTTACCTGTATCTAAGTCAGCATATTTTCCTACATCAATCGGGAATGCTCCGCGTTCAATGTAAGATTCAAAACCGTCGAACTTGTTCTTATGCATAGAGTAATGACTGATGCATTTGTCGACAGGTTCTCTTTCTACGCAGAATTTGAAGTAATTATCAAACACCGATTCGCCGAATACTTTCTTTATCTCTGTTGCTGTAGAATGACTTCTCAACACGTGTTTAGGATATTGACTGAAATTTCTTTCTTTGTATCCTTTTATACGAGGAACAATCGGGGAGAGGATATCTTCTCCCCCCAAGTGTTTCGATAAATCGTATTGAATGCTTGTTCCGGCAGTTTTTGTCGTCTTGACGAAGATGAATTTATACTTGTGACTGACTATCATTGTCAGACTCTTCCTCGACAATTTCTTCTTCGACAATTTCTTCTTCAACGGGTTTCAACTCAGCGATCGCTTTAGCGAATGCTTGCTCTAAGAATTCATCTTTCTCCGCATCTCTTCTTTTCTGATCTTCGTTCTTTTTGTTGTAGAACTCAATCAGGTTACTGACTGCGGCAAGTAATTCTTTTGCTTCGTTATACTTTTTAACTTCACCGTCAACCGCCTCTACGATATCAGAGTGTTCTCCGATGCCAGTAGAAGATTCCATGTAGGTTCGGACGTTGCAGTTAGCGGTGAGCATCTCTGCTCGATAGCGCATTTGGAGGGTTGTTAGGATGTCTGTTCTCATAATAAACTCCGATTAAACTTTAATATCAATTTTAGATTTTGGAGATGATCCCAGACCTTCTTCCCGCATAAACACCCTTAGATAAAACTCAAAGATCCTTGGTTGATGTTTCGGGTTCGGAAGGTTGGGATATCTCTTCAAAAATTTACTCAATAATTCATGACTCAACATTTTTACTTGTTGTTGCCAATATTATACTTAGGGCATAATTCCCACTCGGATTTCTCTTTAAATCCGATAATCTTTATCTGCCTTAATGGCGCACAATCTTTAGCAACTTCTTCATTGACGATTTGGACTAGACCCCAATCGGAAAGTAAAGTTGCGATTGTATTTCTTCGTTGGACGTCGGATTCTTCTAAGTTAGATTTCTTGCCATCAAGCAAAAACAACTCTTTGAAATGTACGATAAAGTACCTTCCTTGTTTGTGAAGAATATGACAGGATTGAAACAACTTCTTTTCTTTGCGAGAAGCGACTCCAATTCGTGTGAGTGTTTCGCGAACCTTTAGAAAGTCATCCGGTTCATTTAGCACTATTTCCAGCATATCTGCTGGAGACCAGATATTATTGTCTTCCACCTTTGTTTATCCTTATTTTTATTAGATCGATTTGTTCTTTAGAAAGGAGAGGTAAGGCATGCTTTGCTTTCTCATAACTATATCCATAATATTCTTTTACCGCATCAACATCACTTTCAATCTCAAGTTTGTTCCACTTTGAAAACCTTTTACGTTTTCTAACTATATTTAGTAAAAAGTCGAATTGTAGACGTTTGTCTAAATTGTGGTACTTGTTCATAATATTTGCTGCGGCGACCGTATCAGGGAAATATGACAAAGATCGATTTACAATAAAAGGATTATACGCTTTCTCCTCGGCATCAGATTCAATAATATCTTTTTTGGAATAATTAATTGCATTTACATAATCAAAAGGGTTCATTTTATCTCATCATCATAATTTATAGTTCAATGCACTAATCGGAATCGGGTGTCTCATCCGATCGATTCTTGGTATTCGCGCGAATCATAGACTCAAGGAAATCGGTATCTGTGGTCATACTCGACATCTTCAATAGAGCATTAGTGTCTTTGGGTAGACAATGCCCACCATACCCGAACTTGCCATCCGGTCCTGGGACTTGAGAATGACTCGTGCCGATACGCGGATCAATTCCAATGGCATCTACCATCGCGTCAAAATCTTTGTATCCTAGTCCATCATAGATCTGATACATTTGATTCCAAAACGTGACCTTCATCGCAAGGAATGTATTCTCTACATACTTAGCGAATGCTGCCTGATTTCTCGAACAGAATTTAACTTCGGTTAGATGAGGCAATAGAGGCTTAAACATCTCGTGCCAGAACCTCATCGCTCCACCGCCATAGATCGCAAAGGTCTGCTCTCTAAATTCTTTGGCGGGATCGCGGTTAGCGTTTGAACTCGCAAGGAATTCAGGCGAGACCGTTATCTTTAAATCATCATAATCTTCGAGGAATGTAGGAATCACCGCGCTCTTTATCAGATACTTGGTGTCACCATATTTTTCGAAAACGTCCGCGACATTAGAAGTGTCGCTTTCGCCGTTCGGTAAGGCAGGTGTCGCAACACAAACAACAACACCGTCAACCGAGTCCACCATAGATCGCGGAAAATTGAGGTTTTTGTACGGATCGTCGACGTAAACTTCTAGACCATCATGCATTTCTAGCACATCAGCGATAGATTGACCGACTGGTCCATATCCTGCGATTACAATTCTCATTAGATTACAATGCCACTAGTGTTTGCACGATATTCCTTTTCGACTTCTTCTACGGTCTGACACATTAAGACTACAGAATTTCTCGACAGCGTTACTTCTGCGAGTTCAGGTTTGCCGGTCATACACAGTGCGGGAATCAAAATCAGTCCCTGCTCGTTTTGAGAGAGCAACCTTGGATCGGTGATTACCACTTCAGTTGTAGTCTCTGATTGAAATTTACCGATAATTTCACCAGCGAGGGTGACAACGGATACTACATCATTTTTAGAAAAACTCATTATAAAATTCCTTTAGGTTGTTGTTTAATTATATAGTTTATTTGAACTCAACGTTCGCCATGATCTCTGTCATGCAAGCGACCATGTTAAGTTCATGATCAGCGACGAATGCATTCTTGTACTGATAGTCAGCGAGAATGAGAACCAACTGAGGTATAGAAGATGGATCTGCTTTCTCATACATGTTGTCATAAATACTTCGGAAAATGACAGAAGAGTCGACGTCGATATTGTTCGACACCCAAGAGCGCATTTTCTTGAAGTCTTTGCTCTTCAGTGAAGCGAATAGTGAATCGTAATTGCCATTCGCCTTACTGCCGAGCGAAGAAAGATCGAGGACACCTGATCCAGAAGATCGTTGCAGTTCACCAAGAACTCGACGCCAGTCAGGAGCGAACCTCATGATCACTTCGGCGAGCAATTTAGTATCTGGCACCTCAATGTTTTCTTC